ACGGGCTGTCGTTCCACAGCTTTCGTCACACCCATGCCACACACCTGTTGCGCGCCAAGGCTCCCACGAAGGCTGTGAGCCGTCGCCTGGGGCATTCGTCAGTGCAGATCACCCTTCAGGTGTACGCCCACGTCATCGAGGGTGACGACGAGGGCCTAGCGGCTACAATGAACGGACTGCTGGCGGCTTAACGGTTTTCGTAAACCTGACGCAACGGACCAGCTAACAGGCCGGGGACTAGGGCTCTACTGGGAGCGTAGCGCCCAACCCTGGCCGCTTCATCGATCATGGCTTGCGTCATCTTGTTTACGCCTGCCACATCTGACGACATCAGGTACTGGCGAAGAGCTTCATTGGTTCTGTCTATGCGTGATTGACGCAAACCGAGTGCAGCGTTTTCTCCAGCTCGCGCCATAGGGCTCACCAGAGAAGCTAACGGACCACGCCCAGAAGCAATGTCCTGTATAAACCGACTTGTTGTACCCATGCCCTGCCTAAAGTCAGCTTCACTGGCCATCAGCGGTGCAGTAGGAGATCCACCTGTCATAAGGTTCCTGGTTCGAGCCATCTGTGCTTCGCGCTCTATACCCTTAAACAAGGCATCTGAAATTTCTTTAACCTCGTCTGCTGATTTTCCGCTTGCAGTCAAAGCTGCGCGGATTTGATCCTGTGCGTTGCCGGTTAAAAATTGCCTAGTGGCGTCCTGCACGTCTGTGGATCTACCAAGTCGCTGGTTTACTGCATCGAGCGCGCCAATTAAAAATGCTTCACGCTCAGATACATTCATCTTTTTTATATCACTAACTATTTGCTCAGATCTTTCAGTAAAGATTTTTTCGCCTTGCCTTGCTGCATTCATAGCAGCAGTCGGACCAGCCCAAGCATCACGAGCTTGTTTGTATTCTGGGGAAATTTTATCTGCAAGTTTTAACAGAGCATTTTTAACTGTAAGGGCGTCTGTTGCTGCAGGTAATAACTTTCCTTCTTTAATGTTATTTGCAATAACTCTATCAAGGCCGCGTTTTAGTAAATCAACCTCTTTTATAGAATAGTTACCATAAATAGTGCGCCTGCCTTGTCTGTCTGTTTGTACTAAATCTCTAATATCTAAACCTTCTCTTCGCGCCTCTCTTTGAACTTCTGACCATGCATCATCATCTGCACTGAGCATGATTTTATCAAGGCTTTTTCTTTGTTCTCGTGATACTGGAACTGCATAAGCCTTGTCATAGAGAGGAGAAGCATCGGCGCTGCGCGCTTTTGTTAAACTATTAATTGTTTCAAACAAACCTTGCCGTGTGCCTGTGGCTTCCTCAAAGGCTGTTTGAACCCTTTGACCTTGCCCTCTTGCTCTTTCAGCAAGTTGCTCTGCTATAGCTCTTCTGTTTGCGCCAGGAGCCACGCGAGCCACGCGCTGTGTTTCTTGTGCAATCTGACCGCCTGGATATATGTCAGCCATGATCTCTGGCTTTACACCTGAAGCCTGCGCTTCCATGTATGCTGCTCTAGCTTCTTGTGGGCTTACTTCGTCACGTCCATAAATGTCCAACAATCTGCGACGTGCTAGGCTTTCAGGGGTTGCCGTTAATGCTTTTATACCAGCCCGACCAAGCTCTGCTGCTGTTCCAAGACCAGCTCCAAAAGCTGCTCCTGTTGTTGCGTCTTCTTGCGCTTTCTCAAGCCTCTGTTCAAACCCACCTTCTCCACGTCCAAAGCCTTCGACAGCACCTTGTGCGCCACCAATACCAGCAGCTCTTGCGCCACCTCTTAAAAGGTTACTAGCAAGACCAACAGTACGCCCAGCAGCAGCAGCAGCAGCGGGGCCTGTAGCGCCACCCGTAAAAGGAGCGGCTATAAGAGTAGCGGCAGCAGGGGCAAGGGCTCCACCAAGCTCAAATCCTGTCGTTTGTAATGGACGCTCTCTGCGCGCTGTCGCTATCTTTTCGCGTACATCTTTGAGGGCTTCCTCATATGTTTCATCTGTAAACGCTGACCGAGCATAAGCCTCAAGCTCGTCGCCATATCCCATAGCCAAACCTTGGCCAACGCCAACGCGGCCAAGTACATCACTGAAAAAACCGCTAGTGGGTTCTGCTTCTGGATCTGCTTGACCTCTTAATTCCTCTGCTAATTGAGCTATTGCAGCAGCATCAAGTCGCGCTTGCTCTGCGTTTTCACCACCAGCTTGCGCAATTGCTTCTGCGGCTTCTTTTGCCTTCATAAGTTGTTCATAAGGTGAGGCCATCGCTATTTCCTTTATCTGGATTGTCCAGGGGGAGGGGGATATTTTTGGAGAAACAATTGCATTTTTTCTTGAAGAGAACGACCTGAACCAGAAGTCGAAGGAGAAACTTCATTCAAATATCCCCTTAGTTTCGGCGTCATAATACTTTTTTGATTTAAATCTCGCATTTTTTGTCTAAATTCTTTTCCTGTAATCTCACCCATTTGCCAACTATAGATAATATCTCCGCGTTCTAAATTTATTTTAGCTTTCTCTCTGGCGGCTTCGAGAATAACTAAATTCGCTTCTCTTCGGTTCACAAGTTGTGGTAATGCACTCAACATACCTGCATATTCAATATCCGAAGTTGATCCAGATCCTTCAGCACGTTGAGTGGGGGCAATTCTTTTAACAATGCTTTCAAAAACAGCAGCATCACTACTGTAGCCTGGAATTGCGGCCATCAATCTACCTTTGAATGGACCGCTATCTATTGATTTTACTACCTGCTCTAAAATATTGAAATCATCTATAGCAGATCTTGCTGATGCTGCATCTATTAAATCTTGAGATAAAACTTCAGCTTGTTTTTTTGCTAACTGTTCTGCCAAAGCAGCATCTACTGTGTTTTCTACACCAGGCATATTGATAATGCTCTTCATTGCAGAAGCTTCTTTGCGGGAAATTTCCCACTCATCAAATGTTTGAACAGGTTTGCCAGCAGCCAAGTTTTGCTTTTGAGCAAGCTGATAAAGCCTATAAGCCTCTGGAGCTTTTTCTGGCTTCCGTGCTGCCATAATTTGCGTCACGTAAGCTTGCGGATTTGCACGAGCTAAAAGCTGCTCTTCTGGCGAAAGATTTGAAATCAAGTCTTCTAGCGCTTGAGCCTGTTTCGCCTTCAAAGGATCAGCAGAAGCAGCTTTAGCAACAAAAGCAGCGGCTGTTTCAGTTGGCAGAAATCTCATCAAACCGATTTGGTTTTCATTTAACCCCAAGCTCTTTAGCTGCTCTGAGTCTTTCATCAAGTTACGCAAGCCCTGCTCTTGCTGCAGCACTCTGCGCTCCTTGGTCAGCGCATCGAGGTACGTTTGTCCGGTGGCAGCGGCTGCTGGGAACATGCTCCATGCGGCAGCGGCTTCTCGTGGGTTCCTGGCGGCTCCGATTTGCATCAGGGCTTGGCTGACATTAGCCAGCGTATTGATACCAGCCTGACGGCGATCAGCAGGACGCAAACCCGTTGTCGGGTCTAACGGAGCATCAGATGCGTATTCATCGCGCCCCAACAGATAATCGAAGAAACCTGCCATTAAGCCCTCCTACTCGGGTACAGTGATCTAAATCCGCCATATGGGTTAAGGCCGCCCGGTGCTTCAATCGGGCGAGCATTGGCAGCAGCGCGGAACATCGGAGAAAGCATTTTCATTTTCTCTTCCTCTTCTGGCGTTCCTGCTTTAACCGCAGCCTTGAAGCTCTTGTTTGCAGCTTCTGCTGCTTTCATCTGAGCAGCCATGTCAGCGTCTTTGATTTTCTGCGCTTCTTGCTCTTCAATGGTTAGTGGTACTGGCGCATCCATTAAACCCACTTTGCTTAGAAGCAGCCTGCCTTGCGTTCCTAAATCGGAAGCATACACGTTTTCAGGGCCATATTTTTCCTGATAGTTAGCCACGTCTGTATAGTCATCGGCTACATTGCCGAGCAACCCAGGATACTGACCAGCTAGTTCTCTGTTGCCAAACTGCCTAGCAATGTTGGGATCAGAGCCAGCTTGAGCCAAGGGTCCAGGCTCAATGAGATTATTCATGTCTGTGTTAGTCGGTGAATAACCATTAATAGCCATAGCCATGCGATAAGGAAACTGATCGCCAGGAACAAGGTCGTCAAAATCAAAGATCATCTGTAAATACTCATAAGCATACGGCGCAACTTGTCTTGCTCATCCATAACGCCGCCAGCAGCACCGCCAGCAAGACCGGCTGCGGCTGCTGCAGGCAGGGATCGAACTCCAGGTATTGCGCCCATAGCAGCGCCAGCCGCACCACCTTGGCGTGCCACAGAACCTGCTGCGTTAACTATATCTTTGAGCGGAAGCTGGCGCATCAATCCCCCAGCAATACCGCCACCCATGAGAGATGCGGCTGCGTCTTCAGTATTACCTGACATCATTGCGCCAGGACCAATACCACCAACGGCAGAGCCAAGGTCATTAAGACCAAGGATGCCGCCATTAACAACCATATCTAAAATTTCGTCAGTTAAACCACTTAAAAAAGCCATAACTACACTCCTTAACTAAACGCGCGCTGCATCGGACCGAAGCCCAGGTTGACTGCTTTATATTTGCCGACATCGACAACTTGGTCAGGGAATTTCTTCTCAATGTCCTGGGCCATTGGGCCAACGACTTTCGGATATGTTTTCGGATCACCTTTGTAGCGGTAAGCGTAAAGATCCAAGCCTGTCTCTTCATCTTTGCCCACTTTTTTGATGTCGGTCTTCATGTTTTCATCAGAGAAACCGAACATGCTACCAAGTTGTGCAAGACCGGCTGCAGCAGATCCTATGCCACCCAAAGTGGACAAGAACGAGCTACCGCCGCTACCACCGCCTCTCTGTGTCGTCGTACCAGCAACAGGGACGGATGACGTGGCACCAATGCGCAGGTTCAGCATGTCGATTGGGTAGTTGCGGCGCTCCAAGAACCGGGCATAAGCGTCGTCAAGCTCTGCTTGTCTTTGAGCTTGCTCAACTGCTCCGGTAGACAGAAGCTGCCCAACATTAGCTTGGTTAAGGTCAAAGCCCATCTGGCCCAGTTGAGCCAATTGCGCTGCTGCCTGCTCTTGGCCTTGCAGGCGGTTAAATGCTGCCTGCTGATTAGCCAGGTTCGCAGCTTGTTGGAAGCCAGCGCTTTCACTGAGAGCGCGCATCTGTGCGTCTCTGTTTGAGATGTCCACTTGTTGCTGACGCGCCTGGTCTGCGGCCATACGTGCTGCAGCATCTTGGAATGCCTGACTGCGCAAATCAGCAGAAATACGGCCAGCAGTCTCGACATCCTGAGACCGCTGTAATGCTTCTGCTACACCTTGCCGTGATCCGCCAAATGCACCAGCCTGACGTGCCTGCTGTCCGATTTGCTGTATGCCATACTGAGAAGCAGAAGCCAGATCGCGCAACGACTGATCGATGACGTTCTGGGTGAAGGGGTTCATGTATGCGGCAACATCGCCGGTTAAGAAATTCTGTGCCTGCACAGCGGTAGGTGCCTGGTATCCTGCAGCCTGCACATCAGCAATGTTGCCGTATTGGCCCATCGCCTGCTGTGTAGCTTGCTGCGCTGCTGCAAGCTGGGGCTGACCTACGTTTACTCCAGACTGGGCAAGGTTAATGGCTTGCTGCTGTGGGGAAGCAAGACCTGCAACAGTGCTGCCACCATAAGCCTGATATGGCCTACCAGCTATTCTTTGGGCTTCTGCTATATTTTCGCGGATTGGGCCTTCGAGGTAATCAGGTAAGTCTGTGCTTTGCACGACTGTCTGAGAACCACCGCCACCGCCGCCGCCAAGACCTAAAGCGCCACCGATACTGCTTACAATACCACCCATTTAGACCTCCGCTCCAAGAGCCCGATACATAATAGTTCCACGAGGTTTTCCCTCTAAGCTTTTAAACAGATCAACCAAGCCCGGTCTTACAATTGCTCGAACATAGTCTGCACCGATTTCTTGGCCGTAATTAACCACTTCTTTGTCGAACAAAGATGATATGGCGTCCTGATTTCCAAGTGCCATAAACATTTCCAGCACTTTCTTTTGAGGATAATCAGCAACCATCGTCATTATCATGCCATCGTCATTGTGGAATGCTTGAAGCTCGCCAGATTGCAGACTTGCAATAACATCCTCAACAGAATGAGTGCCGCCGCCATGCCGCAGTCCTTTGCTAAGAAGCCATTCAAATTTTTCTCTATCTAGAGCCAAGAGGAACCACCGTCGTTGTTAAATTACCAGAGTTATCGACTTCTACCTTATACACTGTTCCGTCCGGCGCTTCCAGAAGGACACTGCTCACCGCTTCCTCAGTGGACACAGCGAAGGTCAAAGCTCTGCGGATGTTATCAAAGGCTCGCATAATCGCGGCTTTCTCGTAACGTTCAGGTGCAGGTGTAATGAATATCTGCATTATCTACCACCTCGTTGCACAACATCTAATCTGAGGCCGCCTACAGACCATTCTGCGTCCTGTGTGGCCTCAAAGCGCACGCGAAAATCACGAGCTGTAAACCGCACATCTGTGTATCCATCGGATCTAGGGGAGTAGGGACCAAAGCTGCTTTCAGTTCCATCTGGAGTAAACGAACCATAAAACGTCAAATTGGTGCTGTCATACCCAGATCCGCTATTTGTCATCGCCTGACGCACACTGGTGACCACCTGGCCACCGGCACTGTTGAGGCTTCCGCTTTCGGCATATCGAGAACCCACCAAAGATGCGCCGCTGTCCGTCCATCCATACTCTTGGAAGTACACCTCGTTGCTGTCGTCGGCTGTCATTGGATATGGGAAAGCACCAGCACCAGTCGAAGCTGTTCTGGTCATCTGACCGAGAGACCACCAGTTCTCTGCATAATTCCAGATGACATAGCGATCTGCTACATCGCTCCCTTCGGACGGAAACCAGAACCAGACTTCTGGGAATACGTTATTTTGCGAGCCGTGCGTATAGAGCCTGGATAAAGCTTTGTCGCCTTCCTCGAAAACATAACTGGCAACGTCACACGCAAGTGGTGTTACTGCACCGCCTTCATAGATCCAGAAATTCTCTCGACCCATCCACACGCAACGGCCTGCAGTTGTAGCAAAGCTTTGTGGTGCCATGAGACCACAGCCCTGTCCGATACGCTCAAACCCGTAGACGAATGGGCTTCCTACATATCTCATCAACCATGCTTCGTCCTCAGTCCAGATCAGGACGCCCTCTCTGACGTTTACCGCCATTTGGATAGGGCTATCTGTGTCTAGCTCAAAGAAACCAGCAAGGCTTGTGCTGTTGGCAAAATCCCAGTCTGAGTAGTCCTCTTGATCGGACCAGGCGACCCTCCTGGGCTCACCGCCACAGCCAAAAAGCACTGCATGTCGCTCAGTCGTTACAACGACACCTGTATTGTCTACAGGCACAGTGCCATGTGTAGCAGTACCACCTGTGCCACTTTGATCTGTGCCGCTATCGCTAAACGTAAACGTGGTATCTGTTGGCACACTGGTTATCGTGAAAGTTCCGTTGAAAGTGCTTTCAGAGTTGCCTGTTATCTCAATGCTATCGCCAACCTGAAAATCATGGTGGTATTCAGTAGTCACTGTCACCACATTACTGACACGCTCTGCCGTGGTAATAGCTGCAGAGCCCACTGGGTGCGCTTCTGTTTCTCCATATTCCCAGTGCAGCAATCTGCCGTCACTGGATGCCACAGCCAAGATGTCCTCACCCCAGCCTGCTATAGTCCATGAAAAAGTAACGCGATCTAGTGCCGAGGGAGGCCGGGGATACGTGGCGTCAGTGTCGTCACCATAAAGCAGTGACCCATAGTCGTAGGCACCATATCCGCCGACCGAAGTAGTGTTGGAGCCAACAAAGCCGGTTGGCGTTATATCTGTATATGTTGAAGCGTTGCCATCAAAGGCATACAGGTTATCGTCGCAACCAAGCGCGGCTAATGATCGGTCACTGTTATTCGCCCATGTATAAATGGCGCGCACAGTTGAGCTTAAAGCTGTGTTAGATATGCGCTGCCAGCCACCAACAGGCACCAGCTTGCCTTGACGCCAACGGATCAAGTTAGCGTCATAGTATCGCCCTGCTGCCTGCAGCGGCGACGTTGGCCTAACGATACCAGGTGGTAATGTTAATGACACCACTGTCATATTGGTTGATCCCTCGCAATCTCGGCAGCGCGCTCGCGGATATCCTCCACTCTTGCAGTCCAACCTCTTCCGAAGGTTCCGAAGGTGGACAGCCCTTGCAGAAACTCTAGCCGCCGGTCGCAGTAGTCCTCGACGAATTGCTCTGACCCGTAAGTTACAATCCGTTCCCAGACCCGCTTGAGCGTCTTGTGTCCGAAGATGCCATCATCCTCGGCAAAGCAGAGCCTCTGCGCGATTATTATAGCACGTTTTGGACCACTGTTAACTGCGAAGTCAAACATCACGATATCTGGGCCGGTAGGGATATCGTCACCTCGGATCTTGTCCCAGTATCCAGTTTTGTAGATCTCTTCAATCTCGTCGTCGTCAATGTCGCGCAGCTCGTCTTTGGTGGCTTCCCGGCCTAAATAATCGCTGTATGTTTTCAGTGTCACACCTTGCATGGTGGCACCACCTGGGTCGTCAGGGTGATCACTCCAGCCACCTTCGTGGTTGAGTGTCATATCAAGAGCTGTGAGAAAATTGGCCTTCATTTTTTTGACCTCGGCTTGCTTCTGCTATCGCGTAAAGCTTTAGCTGTAGGCGCACCTTTGCTTCCAGGTTTGCGCATCTTCTCGCCGCTGCCTGCTTTAATACGTTCACGCTTTGCGTGGATGTTAGCCCAAAGCCCGGGTTTCTTTGCCATTGGTTATCTCCCCTGTCCACGATAGCGCTTCCAGTTGCGCCGCTTGTGCTTGTTTGTGGGTCTGCTCAATACTGACTGGCCTATGGAAGTGCGTTTGCTGACCTTCAGTGGCCGCCAGACCGTTCCTACGTTTTGTTTTGCCATATTTCATAACCCCGTGTTTTGTGCATATTAAACACAGATTAATGTTTAAGCATAGCCGCGAGCGCTGTTTGCCAGCTATCCTCTTCAAGATTAGGCGCAACCATTTTTGATAACGCCATGCGCCTGGTGATTTGTTTTGAGATAATCGAGATTGGATAAAAGACTATCTTTCTAAGATCCAAGGCAACACACGCAACCACATCACAGTCTTCCTCTGTTAGTGATCTTTTTTGCAAACCCTTATTTACTTGCCATTGGTAACTGTAGCCATCCAGCCGTTTCAGCGTAGACTTAACCTGAATACGAACAATCTCTTGATTGCGAATTGCAACAATGTCCATGCCTTCAGCGTCAACCATTGTCGGCACCCAGCCTAAAAGCAACAGCATGCTGCAGGTTAAATGTTCGCCTGCTGCGCCAATGTGTTTTGCGCTAATCAATTCCGTGGATCATTTGCTTTTACCGAAAAAGCGCGTCGCTGACCGCACACCAAAGCTGGCGGCAACTATTACGCCCAAGGTGTACTGATACCACCCAGGCATCGTTTCCAGCGCCTGGAAGCCCTGCTCTGTTACCTCTCTACCCCAATCACCGCAAAAACTGAGTATCAGTGGAATGCTGAAGAGAATAGTTAACCACTCGTCCTTCCAGCTATTCTGAGAACCCTGGGCCATGACCCGTTCCCACTCAGCCTCTGACGTTGCCGCAGACAGCATGATCTGAGCTTCAGCTTTCGATTTAGCCACCTTGGCTTCTGTCTCGGCTGCTTTGGTCTGCACTCTGCCTTCCAGCCACGTTCCAGCTAAGTTGGCAATCGGCCCTATTAATGCGCCAATCATTTCTTTTGCTGCCATGAAGTTGCGCCGAAATACACGGCCACAAGCCCAGAGAGGCCGTAGAATATTGGCCCCAGTTCAGCACCGCCGTACTTTTCAGGATTAATGAGAAAGCACACAACGACAGCCATCATCATGGCTAAAGCCACCCAGCACATGCGTCGCCGGTTTACCTGGTACGCAGCTTTGTCGGGTACGTTATCAGTTTTCTCTGTCATGGTCTTTGGCCTCCATAAGCTTTAACCTCACTTCATGGTCGTGGATGTAAACCATGAAATCCTCGCGTAACTTTTGCCGAGCAATGGAGTTAGCAGGGCTCGCTATTATCTCACCAGTCGGTGTTACCAAAAGCATTAGATAGCCTTCTGCTTTTTGCACTCTGGCATCTAGTTCATTTAATGACGTTATGAGATATCCGACTGCTGCAAACAGTATTGGTGCTAATGCAGTCAGCAACGCTTGTAAGTTGAAAGTCATGTCGCAGTCCTCGTATTAGAAACAGGAGGGTGGACACCATTATGGATCTTGTGGAGCCGCTCACATTCAGCTTTGACATAAGCCATTTCTGAAATCAGGGTGGCAATTTCTCTGTTTTTCTTGGCCTCCTCTGACGGGCTCATCATCCCGCTGATCACCGAGAGGCGCTGCTGTGTGGTTTCAACCTGTGTCTCCAGGCGATCACAGCGTGTGTCTATTTTGCGCAAATCTTTGGCGATCTGCTCAACGGACACAGTGAGGCTTTTTATCTGGAAGCGTGCTACTGCCATCGCGGCTACTACGCCTGCGGCAGTGGTGCCGAAGCTAATAATCGTGGATAGGTTTACTGATCCTTCGAGCATGTAGCCTCGGCCTTTTCATTATTCCGCTGCGGCTTTCTCTGCATCTGCAGCCAAAGACGCGGCTAGGCGATCAACGAAAGCCTGCCTGCCGACTTCCATCTGATCTACGTTAAACCTTGCAGTGGAGATCTTTCGCTCCAGATCTGTTGCATGCGCTAACAATGCACGCTGCTCTTGGTTCATTTCATCGACGCTGTATTCAACGCCATTGACAACGATGGTGGCATTTTCGTTTTTTGCCATCACTGCCTCCTGTGGTTAGTGGTTATATTTTCTATAAACGCCGGGTGCCATTACGGGGTCTCCAGTGCGGCGACGCGGGTTTTAAGGTCAGCTATTTCTGATAGAGCTTCCTGCAGTGCAGCGGTGAGTAGAGGCACTAGTTTGCTTTGATCTATACCTTGATAATCAGGAACGCTGCGAGTACCCATCACGGCTTCAGAGACAAGGTTACCCTCGTCATCATAAACCGCAGGCGTGACCTCGTACTCCTCGTCTCTCATTCCATCTTGCGTACCAGTCACAGCTTCTGGAACTACAGACTGAACCTCATGTGCTAAGAAGCCGTCTACTGTTCGATCTGGTTTAGAGATGAAGTTGAACCGACGAACAGGAATTTGTTTGATCCTGTCTGATGCATTAGTCAGATCAACTACGTTTTCTTTCAATCGATAATCGGAAGAAGTGTTAAAAGAAAGATTTGAACCATTGCCTGTGATCGAACCTACGAAAGTGCCAGCCTGATAACATGTAAAAAAATACTTGGAACCTGTGGTGTCTGTGACGCAAACGATATTATCTGTGGCAAAATTACTACCTATTCTCAGTGAGCTAGGTCTAAACTCCATTCCACTGCTTGAGCTATTACCAACAGTTGATGTGGTTGCGTAGTAGATGTAGCCATTGGAAAGTATACGCATGGCTTCTGTGCCATCTGTGCCATTAGTAAATGTGATAGGCTCACCAGTTCTAGAAGCAATTTGAAGTGAAGCATCTGTCGCATATTTAATACTAGCTTCAAACCCATCTGGCCCAAACATTACTCGACTATTTGCACCCAAAGCTCGGATGTTTCCAGATACGTCTAAAAGCTCTCCGGGAGACGCCGTGCCCACGCCAACCCGATTGTTCGTGGAATCGACATAGAGCGTATTGGTATCGACACTTAAATCGCCAGCAAGCGTCACATTATTACTCGCATCCATCGTAATCGCAGCAGTGCTGCTTGATGGGTGATTGAGGCTAACAGCTTCGACAACGGCGCTCGTGCTATCAGTAGCTAGGCCTGTCGTTCCATTAATCGTTACGGTCATTGTGCGGCCTCCGCAATGGTTAGTGTGCCATTTTCTACTTGGCGCAAAATTTCGGCGTAGTGGCGGTTGGATAGGTCGAGTGGGACTGATAGTTCAACGCCGTCGATGGTGGCTTTGATGCTATCGTTCTCATTATTACGATTTGTGATATATTGTGCAGATGTAATTTGCATTTCATTCATAATTATAACTCCGCATCTGCTTTGTAATGCATATTATCAACAGCAAGAATATCTCCGCCTGTTCTTGCCGTTGCGGTTACACCTATTGTAAAAAACCCATCTACACTAATACCATTAGCAGTAACAGAAGAAGGAGTGTCTGTAGCGTTAGCTGAAAAGTTGTAGTAGCTTAACCCTGAAATATCAAAAGTAATACTTGGCGTGGCTCTCTTTCTTACAAGAAACTGAATTGGAGCTTCTCGGTTTGTTGTAATAAGTGGCACAACTCCCAAGAAATTAAACCCACCACGATCACTTTCTTCATAATACCTCTGGCACTTCTGAAGCGTTGTTCCTACATCTTCGTGCTGAAAATCCGTGGCCTGCGAGCCAGTCTCTAGCTGTATGCCTGTGATTTGCCAGTAGTTGCTGGTGGCTGAACCTAAGTTTACCTGACCTACTGCTCTATCTGCGTTGGCTGGGTTGCTCCAAGAAGTATTTAGTGTTCCAGAAGTATAATTACTTCCAGAAGCTAACCAAAAAGTTAAAACCAACCCAGAGGTATTATTGGCTGTCATTGCTCCACTATCAACATTTAACGTAATTGTTTTACGTTCCCAAGTATCCGCAGCGTCAATTGTGTATGCTGTAGATATATTGTTACCTGTAGCAGAAGCAGTGCCACCATACTGCTCAAGAATATATGTACCTGTTACATTAGACTTAACATAAAAACTTACAGTGTAAGTGTTGCTTGTATTACCAAAACCAAGGCTCTGAATATTTTGTGCTTCAAGTATAGTTTGAATAAGTATCCTATCACTAGCAGCAGGAGAAGCATCCGCAGCAGTGCAAAGCATTTTTAAACTAAATCCAAAACCCTCTGGAGCATCAGTATCTTGGCTTTGTGTCCATGTCCCAAGACCAGAATTATAAGTCGTGTAACGGTCTACTGTCTTATAAGAATTTGTTCCACTAGATATTGTTTCTGACGTCGATCTTTGTGCCACCTGCATCGCACCATTGATTACAAGGTTCCGATTACCACCGATCTGACCACCATTGATCGACGCGATGCCAGAGAGAGCATTGCTGTTGAAATTCGTAGGACCGTTGATCGTAACATTATCACTAGCATCAAGCGTGATTGCAGTGCCAGTGCTTGAGGGGTGCGTGATGTTACCCGTTTTAAGTGTGCTCATTACACAGCCTCCAATGCATCAAGTCGTGCCTTCACAGAAGTCATTTCAGTTTCCAGTGTTTCGATACGCTCCATTGCCTCTTGCAGTGCTTTGACTGCTTTCATGTATAGAATGGAATATTTAACGGACTTCATTTCATCGGCGTTCTCAGGTGTATTAACAAGTCCACCCATGCCAGACGCTTCTAGCTCTTGAGCTATGACGCCAATCTCTAGTTGAGCGTTATCACCGTAAGCCTCAACATCATCAATCTTTTTGTATTTACGAACCTGTATAGCTTTGATGTCATCCCACTGGCTTGACGCATCCACTATATCTTGTTTTGCACGTTCATCCGAAAGCGCACCGTAGCTGTTATCGTGATTTCGCAAATTTCCGTTTAAATCAATGACGCAACGTGTAGCAGAACTATCACGACATCTTAAAAAATGTCCCGCCGAAGAATCTACAGAAATTCCAGTATTTACAATATCAATACCTTCTGGAACACCAGACGAAGCAGAATTGGTGAGTGTTAAACCATAGTTTGACGTATGGGTAGAACTTAGAGTTGGCCTTCCGAGGGCGTCGATGCGCACGGCTTCTGCACCACCAGTATAAAACTTTATCACCCCACCACCAGTGGTTGCAGTAGCAAAGCCTAAGTCGTAAGCGTCAGAAAATATGCGTGGGTTTTCAGATTCGTTAGAGTTATTGCTTAACGAAATTTGTCCTCCAGAAGAACCGTTAGTGACTTGCAAAAGCTTTCGACTGCCACCCGGTGTAAATGTTGGTACTACCCCAATCCCGACATTGCCGCTGCTGTCCAGCGTGACCGCAGTACTAGTAGCGTTATCGTCGATACCTTGTGATGTAAATGTTCCCGTAACCGCAACATCACCGCTCGCGTTTGCTGTAACGAAAGAACCAGCGCCGTCAGGGATCGCAATCGTCTGATCTGTGTTCGTGTTCGGAGCTTCGAGCGTTACTGTGCCTGTGCCGGAAGCGTTACCTTTTAGTTTAAGTATGCTCATTCGTTGCTCCTTACGCCACGGTCCAGACAGAGCCAGATGGAACCGTTACAGTCACACCAGTGTCAATTGATACAGGCCCACCAGAAATAGCGTTGTTGCCGCTGGTCATGCTGTAGTCTTCAGTAATCGTGGCAGCATGTTCCCACAATCCAGCGTCAGTTGTGTTACCACCACCTATGGGAGCCCATTCAGCTCCATCATATCCCTCAAATCCGCTGTCATCGGTATTGTACCGAACGGAACCTTGTGTCGGAGAACCGCGCTGTGCAGTGGTTCCAGAAGGCAAATCAAGGAAGTCCGTAGCCGAGTTAGCTTGGCTGGATACATTGGTAATTGTGACGCCAAGATTGGTTCGCGCATCTGCTGCTGTGGCTGCACCTGTTCCACCATCTGTAATAGGCAATGCTGACGCCAGGCTACCAGTCAGGTCCAAGGTTCCAGCAACAACCAACGTGTTACCAGATCCAATATTCAAGCCGACAGAAGTACCTGTGCCATCAGAAGTAAACAAAGCATCCAGGGTATCAAGGTCAGTGTTAAGTTTTGTTCCCCAAGTGTCGCGCGACGCGCCAACCTCGGGCTTTGTCATATTGAGGTTAGTTGTATAGGTATCAGCCATTTATATTCCTCACGCCTCAGTCCACGTTTGGGACGGGTCTATTTTAACCGACCACGCCTGTTCAGTCACGCCCTGCGTTGTCCATGTCTCGCCAGTGATTGGATCAACAGACCAACTAGCATCTGGCAGAGCTTCTGGAGACCAGTCTTCTGGCGCAACAGGTTCTGGTTCCCATAAATATCGACCATTTGCCACAAAACCTGACAATGCTGGCATATCAGTCTCACATGGCATCTTGCGGGTTGGCGTTGCTCCTGCAGAGCTTTCCGCCACAATGTTACTTACACCAACTATAGCCATAACGCTATATGCACTACCGCCAGTAGTTGCCTCTATTTCTGCAATCACACCTCGGAAACGGTCTACAGCACTCGTAGCACCGCTGGTGGCATCCATATCTGCGTTTGCTAACCTCACCTTCACTGCATCGGCAGATGCGCCACTGGTGGTCGTTACAGAGGCTCCTACAGGCTGTATGCGCGTTATGGTAGCTGATACGGAACTAGATGCAGCAATCGTTGCTGCAGCGTCGTTAATCCTGTCTGCTGTGGCACTAAAACCAGACGTTGCAACTATAGTGGCTTCAGCAAGCTCAGTGTTAGCGGCAGCAGCAGCAGTTGTGGAGGCAGTGATAACTTCTGCCTCAACCGCTTCAACGTGTGTCGGTGTAGAAGATGCGCCAGACGTTGCCGATATATCAGCATCGCCTGGTTGTACTCTTATGCCAGTTGCTGTTGCTCCTGACGTGGCCGCAATGGCGACTTCAGCGTCAATGATGAAGTCTTCACCATAGACACCTTCACCATAGTCATAGACGCCATAAGCGCGGCCCAGAGCCATATTAGTCGAGCGTTACTGTAAGAGCCGCAGTGTTGAACCGCAGCACGTCACCAGTATCGACTGCCTTGCTGGTCGTTAAATTTGCATAAGCTAAAAGGTTGCCAGCGCTAGAGGCATCAAAGATCCCGGCTGCGACTACTGTACCCCAAGAGCCACCGGCTTCTGGAAACTCTACAGGAGAAGAGTTAGAGGCAGTCGCTGGAGAGGTGCCTGATACTGAAAAAGTCACTGCTGTCCGTGCATAGTCAGTTCCGCTTACTTCTGTGCCACCGCCGGTATCTGTTGGAGCAACAGTGTAAAGGGCAACATACCACGCTGTGGGACGTGTTGCAGAACCTGAAGTCAGGAGCCAATCAAGCACCAGGTCTTCAGTGTAGTCAGTAAATCCAGCCATCTAAAAACCTCCTAATAAGTCTGTCTGGTGCGAGTGATAAGTGGACCGCCACTGTGCGCTGCTGTGTCACTTTCGTTCTGCAGTGCAACTACTCGCGTTCCATAGAATTGAGCAAATACTGGTATACGCTGGTCGTCCATCAGAAACGGAGCAGCATGGGTTAAAGCGCCATACAGATACGCATCTGGGGCTTTTTCCAGTAGCCAGTTAGTCGTCACGCTATCAGAGAGAGCTGGTATCTTTTTATAGTACACCATCTCAATCTCTACATCGTCACCAGGCGCAGGCACCAACTCAATCGCATCATCCATGATCGAGTAATACGTTACCTGCGTATAAAGTTGCTCTTTTTTAATCAGGTTAGCCTGATCAAGCGTCACATAACGCAATGGGCTCACACCAGATACCATCTTCAGACTAATGGCCTCAAGCCAATCAGAAGGAAGCTGAACGAACTCAGCAGAGCTTGTGGCCTCTGCTCTCACCACCTGATCACGCAAACGCAGTTGGTTGTTCAGATCGACTTCAACGAATTGAATAAACATGGGGATCTGAGAAGTCAGATCTGCCCTGTTCAGATAATCTGCGATCTGTGCCTGCAGCGAAGCATAGTCAGTGATGGTGGCCATCCTTTAGCCCTTCATCCAGTGGGTGCGAAACGGTAACGCCTCATCAGAGGCCAGCCACCGCTTCATTGCATTCTTATCACGAAGAATACCACGATTTGATAAATCTAGATAGACTGACATTGGAAGCCTTGCGACGCGCACCATATCGTTGGTTCGTCCAGTACGAGAAACGTCATTGCGGATCTGCTCGTTCTCTTTCGCAAGATCGGTAATGTCTGTCTTTGTCTCTAATACAATTTTATTGTCAGTGGTTATGTGCATCCGCTGCAGCGTCTTATCTGCTGCATCATAGTCCAGATTAAAAACCCCTGGGGCGTACTCTTCTGCCAATGTCTCTCTCCTAAAGTGATGAGGGCGACCGAAGCCGCCCCCACCGTTACTCGACTTACGAAGTGGTCAAGTTGGCAATGACTGCGTGAGCCTTTTCAGTCTTCACGCGCAAGCCATACTCAACGACCAGCTCTTTCTTCGTGCTGTCGCCAGTTTTGCCAATGTCGAGCGTCTGGAATGGACGCAAGTAAGAGACAGAAGCATACTCTGGATCAAGTACGAAAGCGAAGTTTTCTGGCTGGAAGCGGTTAGCAACGATAGCCACCTCACCGAAGTC